CTGGTGGTTCTTCTTCAGGTGGCGGATCTGCTAAAGTAACTCAAGGATCTGGCGGAACATCATCTGCTGGTTCTTCAACTTCAAGTGCAGGAACTTCGTCTGCTGGTTCTTCAAGTTCTTCTGATAGTGATTCTTCTAGTTCTGCACCAGCACCTAAGAAGCGTAAGGATGGTCTTCTGAAGAGAGGATTGAAGAAGCTTGTTAGGGGTATTGGTAAGGGTGTCTCTGCTGCTGCAGGAGCAGTTAAGGCAGGTGCTGATTCTCTTACCGACAGAGCAAGAAAAGAAGAACTGGAAGCAACCGGATTGTTCTCTGAGAAGGAGATTGAAGCAATCATGGAAGCAGAAATGAGTGAAGCAATGAGTTCTTATGATCGCAATCGTAAGAGAGCGGCAGAAAGGGCAGCAGCAAGAAATGCCGCTAGAGATGCTGGTAAGACGGGTGTAGTTCCTGGAGTTGGTTATGTAACTCCAAGAAGGGAGAGAGAAACTTATGTTGATTCCGCAGGCACAACTCGTCATAAGTCGGGTGCAAAGATGCCTAAGGACTGATACAAAACTTACATAATTCTTCAAGGGGGTTGACAAGACCCCCTTTTTTTATTAGAATACCTTTGTTAGGGTTGAAGGATAAATATTAGCTCATAGATACTATAGTATGAGCTACGATAATGAGTGGAGATATAATGAGGGAGTTTTTGATTCTGATGATATTGGGGACTACTTTGGGTTTGTTTACTGTATTACCAATAAGTCAAACCAACGACAATACATTGGTAGAAAGTATTTTTGGTCGTTTAGGAAACCACCAGGGAAAAAAAGAAAAGTAAAACAAGAATCTGATTGGAAGAAGTATTATGGTTCTTGTCCAGAATTAAAAGAAGACCTTAAGAAGTATGGTAAAGAGACCTTCAGTAGAGTTATACTGAGTTTACATACATCAAAAGGTCTTTGTAACTATGAGGAGACCAAGCAACTTTTTCTTAATAATGTCCTATCTGAATCGCTTGACAACGGGGTGCCTGCGTACTATAATAGCAATATTCTCGGACGCTACATGCGCAAAGACTATGGTAACTTTGGAAGACACTCTGAAGACGACGCATGATTGGGCAGTTGATAGAATGCACACTCTGTGCCAGTCTCCTGCCAATGATCCTGTAGAATGTGTCGAGAACGCTCATGCAATTCATTGTGAGTTTTTTGAGTGGCTTGATCCTGATGTTGAGGATCATGAAATTTATTCATTAGATTATCTTGGAGAACATGATGATTAATCCTTTTTTGATTGTTTCGCTATTTTCTGATTTTTCTGTTCCACCTCCTGTTATAGATCCGCCAGAAGTATTGAATAGTATTGATAATAAAACTTGGCAATGTCCAAGTTGTAATACAAATGAAAAGAAAACTCTTAACTTTTTACAGACAAGAGGTATTACCGATGAGTATGCTCTGGCAACAGTATTGGGTAATATCAAACAAGAATCCAATTTCATTTCTAATATCTGTGAAGGAGGACATCGTGTTTCCTATCATCGTTGCTATAGTGGTGGTTATGGGTTGATTCAATGGACATCACCGGGTCGTTATTATGGTCTTGGAAGATATGCTAAAAATACTGGTGGTAATCCTTCTTCTATTCGTACTCAACTTGATTATATGATTACGGAAAGAGAATGGAAAGATTATGAACCAGTACTAAAGTATTCTGGTAAAAGTATTGACTACTACATGTATTATGCATATGGTTGGTTAGGATGGGGAATACATGGTAATAGAACTTACTACGCTTATAATTACTTAGACAAACTGACACGAATCTAACATGGGAAATTTTTTAGACAAAATTAAAAAAACATTTGCATTTAAAGATAAGTTTGGTAATCCCATGTCTTGGCCTGAAGTAAAAGAGGTTCTAGAACCTGCTAAGTCGGATACTACAAGTCCTTATAAGAGTCAAGAAACCAAACCTTTTACTGGTATTCCTGCTCCTAATATGCCTTCATATGATCCATGGTTTGGTCCTGTTGTCTTGAGTGAAAAGACAATTGAAAATATGGTGCAAGATATTAGAGAACATCAAGAAGAAAGGAAAGATGCATTTTCTGTAGAACCTGATAACATGCATCAAGTCATGTATGATGTTTCTACCAGAAATGAAAATACAACTCTTGACTTAAATCCTCTTTCTCCTGGAGGTTCTGAAAACTTCCATGAAGGTGTTGGTGGTTGGAGTTCTGGTACAGGTCAAAATCAATTTCGCTAATTAATTATGAAAAACTTTATTATTGCTTTGCTGTCTACGTTTGCACTTTCTACTCCTGCACTTGCCGAACCCGAAATCAAAGAGTGGAAAACTTATGATGCAATGGGTTGTATGCTATTAAGGGAATGTCAAGATGGAGTTAAGGAAATTAAAACACTGGAGGATTTACAAGCGTATTATCCTGATATTAATTTTTCTTATGTTGCTAATGAGTTTGACGAAATTCTATTTTCTCTTCGAACAATTGGAGTTAAGGTCTTTCTAGCAGATGATAAGTATTATCCACCTCTTCATCGTGGTGTCTACCATACTGTTGGCAATAACTTCTTCCTGAATAAATCATACATGAATAAACCTCATCAACTGATGAGTGTTGTAAGACATGAAGGTTGGCACGTTGCTCAAGATTGTATGGCAGGAACAATTGATAATAATATGATTGCTGTTATCTTTAATGAAGATAAAATTCCTTTTTACTGGAGATCTATTGCAGAAGATACTTATCCAAAATATGCCCGTCCTTGGGAGCAAGAAGCAATGTGGGCAGGGCACACACTAGGAATGACAAGAGATGCTCTTATGGTATGTGCCTCTCGTCCTATGTGGGAAGTCTACGAACCCACTCCACTAACAAAAGAGTATCTGGTTAATGAGGGTTACATGAATGATTGAAACATTTTATTTGATGATTACTGGTATTCAAATTTTTTTGAAACCAATGTATCCATACTATAAGTATGAAGAGGTCTCCCAACATGCCATTCATCATTGTATAGATCTTACAGGAGTTAATCCATACGAAAAAATGACTTTAGATGAGGAAATGAGGATTGCCGATTGTTTTATGTACAAAATGACTCACTATGAATAAATAAAAATGCCTTACCTCTTTTTAAATGACAGATTCTGCATTAAAGAAAAAAGAGGATCCCAAAAAGAAAGAAAATAAATTTGAATGGGCTGATGAAGGGGTTGCCACTCTTGTGAGAGTTGTCATTCTTGCGTGGTCAGGAGCAATCCTGACCCTTAATTATGTTTCAATTCCTGGGGTTCCTCAAAAACAAATTGATCCAACATTTATTGCATCCGTATTTACCGGAACATTAGCAACATTTGGTGTTCAAACTGCAAAGAAAAAGGACGAAGAAGATAAGAAAGACGAAAAGAAAAAGGACAAATCCGAAGATGATTAATCATGCCTTTTCTACCTTCACACATGCAACAAGAGGAACCTAAAGTTCCTCAAAATAAAAAGTCTCCCTTCAAGTGGATTGTTCTGCTTGCAGGGTCTTTTTTTGGTATAGCACACATAGGAATTTTGGGACATCTTCTCAATAAAGACTCTCAGATTCCTATTATAAATCTTCCTGTAGGTGATTATACTTCTTATACTGTGGAAGCAGGAACAGAAGGATATAAAATTCATTATCAATCAAATGATCCAAAGGTTATGAAAAAAACCAAGGATATTGATAAAACAAATGGATTATTTGGTATTGGTGGTAAAACAGTTATAATATCAGAGAAAGAATACACTATGAGTCAGAGTGAATCTGAAGGAGAAGATGGTTTGGGAAAGTTAACTGCGAAAAAATTAGAGTGCATCAAGGCGGAAGGTGGTGGAGAAAATACCGGTGCAATAGTGGGAGCTAGTATTGGAGCATCCACCGCACCATTATTGAGTGGAATACCTTATATTGGATGGATTGCTGCCGGATGGGCAACGATGTTTGGGCAAAAACAAGGTAGTGAAATTGGTGGAGAAATTGCTAGAATGGCAAATGATTGTGAGGATACATGAGATTTGAATTAGATATGGAGGATTATACAATCCTCATCAATGCCCTTCATTATTATAAGAAAGTTGAAAAGCGAGGAAACTTTCAAAAATACGATGAAGACCGTATCAATCAATTGAGAGATAATCTCGCAAAGCAACTTGTTCAAAATCAATATGATGACAATTGTTAATTATAGTATTAAATTTTTTAGTGT